CATCATTGCCATGATTGGCGGCAATCCATGTATGCACAGGAACTTTGTAGAGCTATGCCAAAAATTTGCCGAGGAAGTGCCCAACAAGCTACAGCGCGGATTGTGGACTAACAATTATTTCAAGCACCGCCAGCTTTGTCTGCATACGTTTGGCACGTTCAACCTAAATACGCATGGCGCAGAACGCGCAGAGTCCGTAATGCAAGACTTTGCACAACAAGCCGCCCGCGGTGGCGCAGTTGTCTGGAACTATTCCGGGCATTCTGACCATGCCCCACTGCTGACCGCAGTGCAAGACCTATATCCTGAAGACCAGATGTGGGAAAAGATCGGCAACTGCGACATTAACCGCGAGTGGTCAGCTTCTATAGTTCAAAATCAAGGACAAAACCGAGTGTACTTCTGCGAGGTGGCAGCTTCTTTTGATCTGGCGCGTGGCGAAGATCATGGCATGCCACTGGAAGAGGGTTGGTGGAAGAAACCAATTACAGACTTTGCAGATCAAATCAAACGGTTTTGTCCCGGCTGCGGCGTTCCTGCAAAACAGTCTCCCATGAAAGACTTTGCAGATACCGATACTTATACGATTACTAACGCAGATATTGCCGTAAAGTCAGAGGTGAACAAAAAGAGAAAGATTATTTACATGGAGCCTAGCAATAAGAAAGATACTAACCGCCGAGTAACTTCTTATAACGCTAACTAATATGAAATTTAACCTCAACCAGTTCTACAAGTTCTGCGCTCAACTAAAGATTGAGACAAAAGAGCAGGGCTTGCGAAAGATGGATAACTTACTAGGTACGCAAACCTACGTGATGGAGGAAATAACACAGGCGCTGGAAAACAATATTCACTTCTTTGTCATCTTAAAAGGCCGACAACTTGGCATTACCACTATCTCACTTGCCCTAGACCTTTACTGGCACTACATCAATCATGGACTCAACGGAACCCTTGTCACAGACACAGAAGAAAACCGAGACATGTTCAAAGGCACACTCACAGCCTACATGGACGGTTTACCAAAAGAGTACAAAATACCCATTCTTTCCCACAATCGTAATTCGCTTGCACTCAAGAATCGCAGTCGCATCTTTTATCAGGTCGCAGGGCTTAGAGCGAAAGGAAGTCTGGGTCGTGGCAAGGGCATCACGTTCCTTCACGGAACCGAAACTTCGTCGTGGGGTGACGAGGAAGGACTAGCATCCCTCTTGGCATCCCTTGCAGAAACCAACGAGAAGCGGCTGTATATCTTTGAGTCCACTGCCCGTGGCTTCAACATGTTCCATGACATGTACGTCACCGCTAAACGCGCTCGTTCTCAACATGCAATCTTCTGCGGTTGGTGGCGTAACCAGTTATACACCGTCCCCGGCGACTCTAATCTCTACAAAGTGTATTGGGATGGCAAGCTAACACCAGAGGAAAAGGAATGGACGCGGGATATTAAGAAGCTCTACAACGTAGAGATCAACAGCCGCCAGATGGCGTGGTGGAGATGGAAGCTCTACGAAGGCATCAAGGATGATGCGCTGATGTACCAAGAGTTCCCTCCTACTGAAGACTATGCCTTCATTATGACGGGGACTAGCTTCTTCTCTAACGCCCGTTGCACGGACGCTATGAAGGTAGCCAAGCAGATAAAGTTTGATCCTTACCGTTACGGCATGGGCGCAAACTTTGTGGACACAGAGGTGTTGAAGTCAACAGAACGACTGGCAACCCTTAAGATATGGGAGGAACCCATTGATACGGCTTTTTACGTTATTGGTGCTGATCCCGCTTATGGCAGTTCAGATTGGGCTGATCGCTTTTGCATACAAGTGTTCCGTTGCTACGCTGACGGTATGGAGCAGGTTGCGGAGTTTGCGACACCAGAGATGAACACCTACCAGTTTGCGTGGGTGATTGCCCACCTAGCCGGTGCATACAAGAACTCGACACTGAACTTGGAAGTCAACGGCCCCGGTCAGGCAGTTATCAATGAGCTAAAGAACTTGAAACGTCAGGCCGCTGCACTTGGAGGCAAAACCGGGTATCAGTTGATGGATGTTTTGGGTTCCATGAGCAACTACATCTGGCGGCGTAACGACACGATGGGTGGCTTGTCCAACTCTATTGGCTGGCTTACCACTGCTGCAAGCAAGGAACGTATGCTTTCCTACATGAAAGATTACTTTGAGCGCGGGATGATGACGATTCTCTCGACAGAGTTGATCGACGAGATGAAGACCATCGTGCGTGACGGTGGTTCTATTCTGGCATCTGGAAGGAACAAGGATGATCGTGTTATGGCTACTGCTTTGGCTTGCGCTGCTTTTGCTGAGCAACTTCAGCCTCGCCTTATTGCACAAAAAATTACGCGCACAGTCAGCAGAACTCACGATGACAGCACCCCTGAACAGATCGTTGTAGGCAGAACTGTCTCTGATTATCTGAAAAGGATCGGCATTTATGGACAGCAATGACGATTACATTATTCCTAAAGAGGAATTAAAGCAAATAATGAAAAGATTCCGTGCTGACAAGAAGCGCGGCATCCCTATGCGCCTGTTTTACGAGTTATCTGGCGTAGATAAGTCCAGAATGGACGATATGTTCTTCTACGACCGCCTCCCGATAACGGAATTGGTGCAAAGACGGGTTTCTAAGGCTTATTTGGCATGGAAAAACGGAGAAGTCGCCGTAATGATCCGGTTTGGGCAGAAATGGCTGGAATGGAGGAAGAAACCTAAGCCAGTTATCGTCCGTGGATACGGTTTGCAGCTAGGAAATGACGGAATTAAGCTCAAATTAGGGCTAAAAAACCGTTTAGATTACTCAGATTATCGTTTAGATGAGCAATTGAAGGGGAGTTAATTATGAGCGTTATTCACGATTATAAATGCGATTTACACGGGTTTTTTGAGGCTTGGGAGCCTGTTTGCCCGGAAGGATGCACGGAAAACGTCCAAATGGTGTTCTTGCAGCCGGTTGGATTGAAGTCTGATGCGACAAAACACAATGACAAGACGCTGCAACAGCTTGCGCTCGACTTCAACATGACAAATATCAAGTCAACCCGTGAAGGAGACAACCAATCGGGTTACTATACGCGCAACAATCAGCCAGCACCGAAGGATGTACCGCCCCCACCACGCGAAGCCCGTCCGGGTGACTCCGCTATCTGGGGTGGCGCAGGTGGAAAGTTCACTATGGACAACATATTGAAGGGAAATATGTTCCGTTCTGTTGCTGGTGAACAAGTTAGCGTTATGCCAAATCAGGTTGGGAACTTGACACAACCCAAACCTGCGAGTTATATGCAAGACCAAGACAACCTCTCACTGGATAAAACATGAGAATCCCGTCAGAACCTTTGATGAGAGAGCAGTTTTATGTTGATCTCATACAAAAGTGTTTAGTCTCTAGGGAGGAGCGCAAAGCCGACTATGCTGCCCTGCGTTCTTACTTTCTTTTTGGATCCGCGCCGGAAGAACCGCCAGCGATCTTCAACAAGATTTATCCACACATCGACCAGCTAAGCAGTTTTCTGTATTCAGCAGAAACAACTCGCTTCACCATCAATCTTGGTGCGGCAGTACCAGTAGCAGAGCAGACAAAAATTCGTCCAATGCAAAACCTGCTAAACGACGATTGGCTGCGCTCCAACACCGACCAAGTTTGCTCCAACGCTTTGCTCTGGTCGCTGTGCTATAACACCTCCTATACCAAGCTCATCATCGGCCCCGGCGGTAGTCTCAATCCCTACATGGTTGACCCCGGCGCTATTGGCGTTCTGCGTGAGGATGTGCCATATACCGACAGACAAGAAGCACTGGTTCATACTTACTACATTACCAAGTCTGACCTGTATTCTCGTCTGTACGCTCACCCTAAGCGCGATAGCATTCTGAAGCGAGTTAGCACGTCGTATCACGAGCAAAGCAGCGATGTGCCGGAAGGGATTGACCGCATCATCATGTCGCAGGCTGATCCGAGCATGATGGGTAACGTCAACCTAGACCTGTCTGGAATGAATCGCTACAAGGCTAGGGTTGCGGAAGAAACCGTAGAGATGCACGAACTCTGGGTTTACAACGATGAGATTGGAGACTATCAGTGCGTCACGATTGCGGATCCTGATATTTTCATTTACGACCGCCCGGGTGAAAAACTGTTCCTGCGCGGTGAAATGCCTTTTGTTCAGTTCTGCCCGAATCCTCAGTACGATTACTACTGGGGTCAGAGTGAAGTCCAGCGCCTAGTATTCCTGCAAGAACTACGAAACAAACGTATGGGCGAAATTCTGGATTTGTTGTCAAAGCAGGTATCCCCGCCGACTGCTTTGATGGGCTTTACTGGAATTATGGATGAGAAGAATTTTGCACTTAATCGCGCTTCTGGTTTGCTTGTT